ATAGAGGAGAATACTTTAGCACCTTGCTCGATTAGAGCTTGAGCTGTGCCAACTGGCATGTTGTTGTTTGCTTCGCCAATCTTTTCTTCTGCCGTGGTTACTACGCCTTTAGCTGCGGCAGTTAACCAACCTAATAGGTCAAACAGAACAGATGATGGTGGATTGAACGGCATAGCCATTGCAATCTTACGTACGTCGTCAACGCCAGGGGCGCCTTCAATCTCAACTACTTGGGTTGGTTCAATTCGGTCACTTTGACCGCCGATGCGACCACCTTTGAGTTTAAGCAACGTCTGGCTGTTGTTAATATGAGCTGCATCCAACAGAGCGCGTAAAGAGCCAGTAAGGGCGGCAGACAAACCGCCAATAAGATGAGGTAAGCCAATTGCATAAGCGCCGCGCCAAGGAATGAATTTAAACTCAACGTACCATTCCAGTTTTTCCAACTTCTCATCGTTGCATTCCCAGTTGCGATATAATGCGAGAACCTTAGAAGTTGTCTCGTCAATAGTTAAAATGTAAGGGGCGCGTTTGCCTTCTGTTTCATCGTCTTCTTCAAGACGCATAAAACAAGTAATCTCATACACACGGCGCAATCCATCCACGTTTTTGCCAGAACTAGATTTGCCTTCAATTTTGTTGTTTGCTTTTTGAGACTGAGTCATCTCGTCGATTGGAGCATCTGAGCTGTACTCAGAGTCGATGTCGCGATAAATGCCTTGCTCTATGCGTTGGAGGAATGTATCCTCTGTGATGTCTTGAACTTCAGTGATACGAGCTGAAGTATAGAAGTTGGTTGATGCGTATGGAAGAAGGATGTTATCAATCGGAATCCATTCGCACATCGGACGTTTTTGTTCTAAGTCAAAACGCCATTTTAAATATTGGGAACCGCCGAGAGGTAGCTGGGTCAGCAGCTGCTCCATCTCGTCGCGGTATTCTTGAACTTGTTCGGTTAGCTGCCAGTTAAGGAAAGAAACTTTTCTGTCTGCTGTTTCTTCTTTGACTCGGTCGGCTTGTCCTTTGATGTTTGATTTGACAACGCCGTCTGGCGGTAGTAACTCTTTGGAAGCTGAGGCTGCAAAGTCGACGCAAGCCTCTGCCATGACGGGGTGCACGACTTTAGAAGCACCATTGAAAGTAGCGCCACCAGGAGCGTCCTTACCAAGACCAGTGCGTCGGAGACCCTCTTCATACTGCTTATCACGCTCTTTACGGGCCTCTTTGTCTTCATCGATCAGATCCAGGTAATCGTTCGCTAAAGTGTTGAGTGTTTGCTCATCAAACACTTCGGCCAGGTTTTCATAAAACTCTGGATCTTTACGTGGACCCTGTTTGTCTTGGTAGTTAATGATTACAGAACCGTCATCCAATTCGATGACTTCTTGCTCAACCTCATCTGGATCTAAACCGAGGACTTCCTCGTAATGATTCATTTCCTCTTCTTGGAGGGCGGCCTCTTTTACGTCCTCGTCTCGTTCAAGACCTGGAAGGTTATTGCCCTGCTGGATTGGAATTTGCGGTTGTGCCATAGATTTTATATGTTAAGAACGTCCTATTACTACTAATGCAAAGATATGGGGGTTTCCGCCCTACTGGGCGTACGGATTTGCAAAACGTCGGTTATTATCGTCATCTGCGTAGTCATAGTCGCGGGCGGGCAATGGATCTAGTCTTAGCCAGCCAGAATCGCGTAGAACACGCAGGGCTTGGGACAGGGAATCCACATAGTCATCGTGGCCCCCTGCTTCTGGAAATGAGCAAACCTGGCGCAAGAAACGCTTGGCCCAGTCAGCAAATTCTTTTTTCTTTTCTGGGTCTTCAGGGATGTATACCTTGCCCTTAGATACCAGTGGTGCCACAATGTTGATACGCTGCACTTTATCGGCACGGCCTGGGTTGTAGCCACGCACAGGTACACCAGCACCCTGTAGCTCTTGGATCAGGGATATACCAGCTGACTTATCTTCCATGAGGATGAGGTCTGCTTTACGGCCTTTGGCAAACGTATTGTCAGCTCCGTACACAACTTCTTTGAAGTCTTCAATGACTTTACGACGCAGCTCCGGGTAGGACAAGTGGGCATCCCAAGCATCGAGCAGAATCACTGAGGTGCCAGCGTCCTCTTGGTCAAACACACCCCAGATGGTACAAGCAGTTGGGTCGTTGACAGTTTTTTCTGAGGTAGCTGGATCGTATGAGGCAATGACGTATTCCAACGATGGGGTTGGCTTTGAAGCTGGCCACATGCGAAAGTGGGTACGTTTGATGATACCAGCTTGTTCTGGGTCAAGGATCTCACCATAAATCTCTTGGCGACCAATGTCGGTGCCATCGTAGGTCTCTAGCTGTTTGAAAAACGTTTCTGACAAGTTGGCGCGGTTGTCGTACGACGATGCGTTTGAGACGTAGACGTCACCACCGACTTTTCCTTCGTTGAGGTCAACGATGAGCTCTTTTGGCTTGGGGGTTGTGGTGATGATTTGCTGAACTCTGGCGATTCTAGGATCGCGCAGACGGAGGGTAAACTGTACGCCGTCGTACGCATCGTCAATATAGTCGAAGGCGCACAGCTCATCGAACCAGGCTCCATGGTATTGCTTACCACGGTAACGTTCTGGCTCGGAGGCGGGGATGCCTTGAATAAGAGATCCGTTTGTGAGGGTAATTTCAAAGAGTGACTTGTTGTAATCTCGTATAAGTTCTTTGGGTATGATATTGAGAAGACCGGAGTCTCCTTCAAAGCAAGTTGCACGGATATCATTAGAGGTTGGGGCGGTGACAAGCCAGCGAGTGTTACTGTACTTCCATGCACGAATGCCAATCCAATGAGACGCCGTATGTGTTTTGCCTGATCCACGACCAGCCAACATAAGAAACGTATCATATTCTCCATCTTCGGGTTCTCTTTGATGTGGTAATGCCTGTATGTGCCACTTGACCTGCCAAATGGCGGCATCAAGCTGGGCCTTGGGCCAGTGTTTGTGTGTTTCGGCGAACTTTTTTAAAACAAGTTCTTGTTTTGGTGTTAATGACATGCAATAAACCCTTCGTCGACCACAAACGAGACATCTTCTCCATCAGTTTCGATGTGAACACACATTTGTGGTTGGATTTTAGTAATGTTGGTTATGTATCTGCGAGCCTGATGTACTTTTAACGGGGGAGACTTTTGGTTATGTATTAATTGTAACCTAGATTTAAACTTTAGGTTGTAGTATCCGCGTTGTGGTACGTGCTGCATCCTGGTTTTGATACCAAGGGACTCGACAAGCTGCTGAATCTGGTACAAAAGGTGGGGTGACCTAAACGAAATACTAAACCTGTCCTGTTTTTCGTTGTACTGTTTAATTTTTGCGTACAAAATTCCACGCAATAGCTCTATTCGTTGTTCCTGTGAGGCCAGCAGGTAGTTTGCTGGGATCTTAGTGGGCACATTGGGTAGGAACTGGGACTCAATGGTCGGTGTTACATGTAACACGCGCCGTACCTTTCTGATTTTGTACCCATAATCTTTAAATTGCTGGGCCATATAGTCCGGTTCGACTGTAAAAAAGCTTAGCACTTTGTTCTTGGTGCGGTTGGCAATCCAATATCCAAAGATAAACGGCGGTACGGGTAGGTCTTGATGGGGAAGTTTGAGTGGCTTAGTGGTTTGAACGGAATATTCTAACCGATCTCTACGCCCAGTAAGCGGGATTGACAGCAAATCTTCCACAGATTTGACTCTTAACGGTCTTCTAAACCGCTGTATGCCTTTGTACTGATTGATTTTGTTCCTATGAATTTCGTTTTCCGTATGGAACTTTAAGTTCTTGTCGCCAGCCATGGTTAGGTGGTCGTCAAACTGGACCTCGTAGCAGTCGTTGGCATAATAATGCTGGACCAAGGTTACCTTTATAGGATTGCCATTGTGGTCAAACAGGTAATCGCCCACCTCAATTTTGCTTGCGGGTTTCCAATAGTCAAGGGTTAATACTTTTTTTGTCGCTAGTATTGCCATAGAAGTTTGCTAAGACCCATCGGTCTAACCAGCGCCCTAACGGCGCACGTATATTGTTTTCAACTTTGACGGGCAATTTGCGTATGTCCATCTTATCATTGAGTCTGATGCGAAACTGTAAGTATACCACGGTTTCTTTATCCAAGATTTCGATTGGGACGTCTACGCTGTCAAAATTGTACAGGTCACAAATAAGGACGCGTAATCCACGCAACTGGCCATTAGATTCCAGTGTGCCTTGGATTTGGTACGCATATTTGCTCATACATCTACTAATGCAATAAAGCAGGGTGCCGCGCCCTGGTTCCAAAAATATATTCCAAAATTGTATGAGTAGTACTAGTAGTATGGGTCTAAACGAGTTTTACCCAGGATAATAAATTATTTTTTTTATTTTTTTTAAAAAAAGTGTATTAAAGGGGTACTACTAGTACTACTCATACAATCGCCTTGTAACCCATTGATTCATATAGAGCGAATAAGAATCATTCTCATTTGTACCCTGACAATTTTTAGACAATACCCATACTACTCATACAATTTTTCAAAAAAAAATTTTTGCCGGTGAGTTTTTGGCCAGCTGGCTTTTGGGCTGAGCCTCAGCCGAGACGGGGTGGGGGTCTAAAAATTGGTGCATCGCAATATGATTTGACCCCCTATTCCGCATTATGAGATCCGATTTCACTATGCGGAAGCACCAATGTGGTGCATGATGGTGCGGTGCAACATGGTGCGGTGCAACATAGGGCATAGCGTTTAAACAGGGCGGGCAATATGGTGCGGTGCAACATTGTGCGGTGCAACAATGCACCAATGTGGTGCATGATGGTGCGGTGCAACATGGCTATGCGGGTGCGAGGGTGGGAGATGGTGGGGGAAAGTGGTAGTGGTATTTATACAACGCTTTGCCAACATCAAAGCAAGGAAACATAGCACCAATATGACAATCGAATAGGAAGCGTTTTAAGGGGGCTAGAAGCCATTTATCCATTCGGTGATACTAGGACAAGGGAAGCATTGAGAACGCAGGAAACCCAATAAGTATAAGGGTTAGCGGGTCAAAACAGACAGCAAACCCAATAGATATAAGGGGCTAACCCATGCCAACCCAATGAATATAAGGCATAGCGGGGGTTAGGGTAAACACCTACTAGGTTTTTCACAATGCGGAATCAAAACAGGGGAAAGCGTGATATTGTTATGACATGGGAAGCAATACCGCAACCCATGAACACTAACCATATATAGGAATAGACAAACATCATGCAAACACTAAATAGAGAAGCATACCTAAACTTCATTACAGACACATATGCTAGACCCCATTTTGCAAGCAAGGGCTACACAATCCCCGACAAGGTGCGTATGTCATGCGGGCAAACTAGCACCAAAAAAGCCATTGGCGAATGTTGGTCAAGCGAAGCAAGCGAAGATAAACATTGTGAGATTTTTATTGCCCCCCGCTTGTCAAAATCATTCGATGTTATTGATACCCTTATCCATGAGTTAGTCCATGCCACAGTAGGCAACAGGGCGGGACATGGCAAGGTGTTTAAACAATGTGCCTTAGCCGTAGGGCTTGAAGGCAAGATGACTAGTGCGGGTGCGGGTGCTGAATTGAAAGCCATTATTGAGAGTTGGATTGCCGAAGCTGGCGAATATCCACACGCAACCCTTTTATCATCTAACCGCAAAAAGCAAGGCACACGCATGATTAAGTGCGTATGCTCTCATTGTGAATATCAGGTTTACACAACCCGCAAATGGATTGGTGTTGCCTTGCCTACTTGCCCTGATGTAGATTGTGAAGCATTTGGGTGGGACATGAGAGCCGACACAACAGAGGAATAAACCAACAGGCGGGGGCAACCCCGCCATGTTTAAACACTACCAACAAGGAAACAGACACCATGACATTCAAATATCTAAAAGTCCTAAAGCGAATCCACAACCTAGCTACCAACAGGGGCTATATTTTGAGAGAGGTAGGCGATGGCGAGGAATTTATTTATAACAAGGGGCAACCCATGACAGACCTATACGATTGGGCTACACAAACCGACATGGGGTCTATGCACTACGAAAATGAGCAAGGCGATAAGATGGGGTTTTATCTCATTTATGGTAATGCCATTTACGAAACAATCTCAGATGGGGGCTATAACACCGAGAAAGCGGAAAAGGATTGGGACAGTATCGCTGACAATGTGTCTAGCCATTTTGAAAGATTACATTCAG